ATGGAACCGATGGCTTCACCAATGCCCCTCGCGGCATGATTTACCACCCCTTTAGAGGGGGTGGTATCTCGAAACGGAGCGATGACTTTCTTGGCGATGTCCCCGATGGAGTATGCTCCTCCACCACTGAGACGTTTCCCAAGTTTGTTGGTCTTCGGCCCCGCTCTCTTGATCGCTTTCACGATCTTCTTCTCGACTTTCTTCATCTTCTTTCCTACCATCTTGATCAGTTGAAAAATTGACATTGGAAGTTCCATAGGAAACTACTTTGTCCTGTGCACATTCACATGTGGGCAAAGTTTCCTTGGAGGCTCGTACGCTGCCTTCAACTCCATATATCAGTTGCTCTATCTCCTGATCAGTTTTGTATTGAGCCATCGCACCCTCATACGTAATTATATTGTCCATTTGATACTCACCACGCATTTCTGTATGTAATTGAGTTCGCATGTGACCCAGCATCATATTCACGATCTGGAAATCACGATTTTGCAAGGGGTACAACAGCACTCTTGCTGCACACGCTTTCGCATATGCAAGGCGATTTGACTGTTGCTTCATGTGAAAAAAGATGTTAGCCATAAGCTTATCAACATTTGCACTGTAGACATACATCCCATACTTTGCTTTTATCCAGCTAAAGCCACAAAATTTTGCATCAGTCAATGGAACAGGTTCTGGTACCTCGTCTGTCATCACGAACCCACACTCAGAAGCCGAATCATCCAACCCCTCCCAACACTTCTCGTCAGGAAAGATCGAGTCATCTCCCATCAAGAGCAACACTTTCTTAGCCACAAAGGCTTCATACTCATGCTGCTCAGGATAGCATTTCTTCGCGAGATGGTACGAGAACACAAGTTCCATCGCATCAATATTATCAAAAAGAGTCAAGTACTGTCCAGAGGCATTTTGACCAAACTTCAACCAAACTTTGCCTTCAAAATCAACGACCGTTGAATAGATGGTGTTTTGTAACCACCATCTAAACAAATTACGATAATTCAACGGTTCATCAAAATCAGGATCAGTCGGCCAGGTCATACCATCTCTATAAGACACTTCTCTGGATTTATAAATCACTTTCTGAATATCACTTACCACAGATGATTCCATGGCACTGACATCTTTACACCGAAAGCGGTTAATTCCTTGACTCAACAATTTGTGCGCTAGCATATCCCAGCCCCCTTTAAACAAAGAACTCCCAGCAGCGGACCACGAGTCTCGCTGCTCAACCGTCGCTAATCGACGTTGATTCTGTTCATAAAAGAGGATCAACCCAATGACGTGGTGCATCATACCACTCATGAGAA